TATTAAACGAATATGTGAAATAGGTGTTGGACTTGATGAGAGTGATAATACTGGAGGTTTAGACCAAACAATAAATTCAGATGATATTGATAATACTTTAATTAGGTCTAGATTAATACAATTAAATATGCCTGAATATTTAAATACTCCAATAACAGAAATTGGTGAAGGTCAAGGTTTTAATGGGGAATTTTATGGTGATTACAGGGGTTTAAATGTAGTGGATACGATAAGTCAATTTAAAAAATCATTTTTCTTTTATTTTGGTACAATACCAAATAACTCGGCTATTGATTTAATGAATAATAAATATTTCACTAAATGTTCAAGAACTAAAAAAAATATAATACAAATTATTGGGGTTGTTAATGATGTAACAACGGTCAATGGTTCAGATGGTTCAATAGTTATAACAGTTAATGGTGGTTCTGAACCATACACTTATGAATGGTATAATGTAAACAACCCAACCCAAGTAATTGTTAATGGTTTTGATAAAGATGTTGATAATTTAGAGCAAGGTACCTATTATGTCATTGTAACAGATGATAACGGGTTTTCTACTAGAAAAACATTTGTTGTTGGTGGTATACAAGAGTTATCAGCTAATATAACAAATAGGCCAACAAAAAGCTTAGGTGAATCAACTGGTAAAATCTATATTAATTCAATAATAGGTGGAATTGGTACTTATGATGTAAACGTAACAGGCCCAGTTTCATTAACTTTTAATGACGTTTTGTATAGTATTGAAATACCAAATTTATCAGCTGGTTTATATAATGTTGAAATAACAGATAGTAATGTACCTTCAGATACAATATCATATTCGGTAGAGATAGACGCACCAACACCATTATCTGTAAATGTAACAGCTTTAGACCCTAATTGTGAACAATTCTCAGATGGTCGAATAGAAGTGGTAATAAACGGTGGAACGCCTAATTATTCAATAACACTAACAAATGTAACAGATGAGGTATCAACTGGTACTATTAATAGTACTTTTACTTCATTTGAAGATGATGACGACCCTACTACAAACGGTGATGGTGGTGTTATAATTTATGATAATTTAACTGAAGGTGTATATGAATTTAAAGTAATTGATGAATATGGACAACAGTTTCCAGCTGGTAATGCGGTAGAAACAATAACTTTAACAGATACACTAAGACCTAGTATAGAAAGAGTTAGTGGTATTAATATACAATGTGAAAATTTAGTAATTGATGTTGATTATGAATTATTATTTATAGATAATAACACAAATAATGAAACAATAGAATTTACATTCACTGCAACATCAACAACAGAGTTAATAACAAATCAATCACCATCTTCTGGTGAATATCAATTGGTAAGTCAATTTGGTTGTACAAGTAATTTAATCACATAATGGAAAAAAGAAATATTAGATTAAATAATTCTAAATCACAAGAATCTGTAAATGAAAACTCATTTATTAAACTGCAATTAAATAGAGATTCTAATATATTACCTGTTGGTAATATAGAAAATGTGATAAGTGTTGGTGAACAATTTAATAAAGAAAGACAAAATTCACCATATTATAGATTAACAGGTAGTTTTAATACTTTATTTAATAATGTATTATTCAATAATTCAACTGATAATAGTTGGAGAACGTTTAACAATGTTAAGTTTAGAGATGTTACCTTCCCTTCAAATGCAGAGTTTCTTAATGAATTAGACCCAGCCGAAGGTGATTTAACTTATAAAGAATCAGTTGACAAACATTTAAGAGAGGATAATGGTTGGTTCGGTTATATAGACCCTAATCCTAATAATGCTACATTATGTACTTTTATAGATTTAGACCCAAGTAGAGATAAATTTTCAATGACACCAAAAAATAATATCAAAAATTGGGAGTTAACAGTTACTTATCCAGTTAAAGTTGGTAGATTACCAGGTGATATAAATCATAGTTTAATAAATGGTGGGATTAAAATAATAGATGTTGAAGAAAATGTTATAGGTGGTCGAAACGTACTTACATTTACCACTCCTATTAAACACGGGTTATCACAAGGTGAAACTGTTAAATTAAAAAATTTAACATCCGATAATGGAAAATACACCGTAACTAGAGTGGGTAAAGATAACGGTGATTTAAAAGAATATTCATTTAGTGTTGAAATTGAAAGTTTAGTTGGAATAGTTTCTAATGGTTCATCAGCTAGAATGGTTAGAGTTGTAGGTGGTAGAGAATCAACATATTATTTAAGAGTTTTTAGAAAAATAAAAGTTAGAACTACCTTACTTATAGAAAACGATGATTATGAAATTTTCCCATTAGCTTTTTCAAATACAATATATGAAGATAAAGTACCTAAATTTGTTATTAATGAAGATATAGATATTTCAGGTCTTAAAGACAATTTAGGTAGGCCACTATCTGAATTATATGTAACAGTAATTAAAACAAGAAGTGATGGTGTTTTTACAAATGTAAAATCTGGAATTAAAATACCATTCATTAGTGAAATATCAGGTGATAAATCAATACCAGATATTAATCGAATAACTAATGATAATCTTAATTCACATATACCATTAGATGATGATGTTACCATTAATCAAGATGAATTTTATGGTGATGTTGTAGAGTTTAATATATTAGAACAAAGAGAAAATGTTTTAAGTGATGTACATCATAGATTTAATACCATAGACCGTGAAGTTAATTCAACTTTAAATAATGTTGAATTTGAGGATTCAACAATAACTTACGAATTAGGTAAAAGATATGAAGGTTACACTTATAAAACACACCATAAAATACAAATTAAACAATTTTCAAATTATATTGAGCAAGGTACTTTTACCACATTAAATAAACCCAATTATGCTAATAATTTAAGAGACGGTAGATACATCTGGAGAGATTTATTAGATATTGGTATTAATGATGGACAAGATAATACATTGGATTACCCATTTTTAAATGGTTCTCATTATATTAATTCGTGTTTTACACTAGCTTTACAAAGACAAGACCCATTTGGGTTTTATGGTCTACAACATACCCCGTATCCAAATGATAATGTTGGAAGTCAAATTGAAGATAATTACATAACAAAACGTTCAGAAGATGCCTGTTAATAAATATAAATTACGTTTAGACCAGATAAATAATGGAATTAAATTTAAAATTCCAATAAACCTAAAATTTGATTCAATTGGTCAAAGTGAGGTTATTAATAGAGAGTTTGTTAAAAATGAAGTTGAAAAATCAATTAACCCTATTATTGATTATGAAACTACTAGGTTTATTCCATTATCATCAGAAAATAATAAAATTAATAATATAAATTACAAACCAATATTTTTAGTTAATGGTGATTTACCATCACAAACTTTTTATTCTGATATTGGTTTTGAAAATGATGACATTAGATTACAAAAAAATAAATTTAAAGAATCTTTTTTAAGACTTAGTTTTTTTGATAGTGATAAACCAACTAATCAAAATTTAATCACATTTATTACTATATTTTGTAGATTATATTCTGGTGACTTAAATGATATGGGTAATATATTATCAGGTTTACCTAAAGCAGCTTCAAATATACCTGTTAGATTTAACTTAACAGACCCAATTACTGAGCCTGAAGGATTTCATGAAGGATTCCATTTATATTATTTTAAAAATGAATTAGAAAAAAGTGGGTTACCTAAAGAACTTTATATGAGGGCTGAGTTTAATAATGCTGCCACTGGTAAAACTACAAGATTTATTACAACATCAGATACTTTACCGATTAATGAATTAATAAATAAATTACATACTAGGTATTTATTAACTAGGGATAGTACTGGTTATTTTTATTCAGTTGACCCCACATATAACGGTGGAGATAATATAATTGAAAATGGTACTAATTTAACTATTAAACTTTACGAAATAAAAGTACAATAATGGAAATAATAAAAAGAGAGATTAGAGCAAAGTTAGGTGAAAATATCTATATTAAAATTCCACTTACTCAGAAAATAGAAAATACTGGAATTTTAACAGATTTACCTTATCAAGAAGGTTCTAATATAATTAGATGTTCAGGTGGGTTGCCATTGAATTTTATGAATGATGGTATAACCTCAAATTTTTATAAAAACGGTGGTATTATAAATTATGGGTCAGATTCAAAATTAGAAATTGTTAAAACATATGACAATGATGCTGAATATATTGAAAATTTTGATATTAAAAAAGAAAGTTATTTATCATTTTCAGGTCAACCTATAAATGGTGTGGATAGGGTAGTTAGTATAAATGGTGATAAAATTATTTATACAATTGATGCTAAAAAAGATGTGAATATTGGTACTAGTGGTCAAACAACGGGTATACAATATACTGACAATCCAGAAGATAATGTAATTATACCACCTGAATTAGATAGTAATATAACAACAACTAAAGTTCATTATAAATCTCAAGGTTGGAATGAAACAAATACATCTACCGACCCACAGATACAAGAAGAATATCTTTTAAATATAATATCACAACCAGAAGTTGAAAGTGATGTATTTATAGATAGAACCACTTTTAGTGTTTTAGATAAACATTTAAGATTATCTGAAGTTGAAAGTTTAGAACATTTAACTAGATATGGTAATGGATTTTATAATATAAATAGAAATTAAAAATTAAAAAAAATGGCTGTAGGAAATTATGGAACGGTTAGACCCGCTGATGTATCATTAAATGATATAGAGGTTTGGTTACACTATACACCAAGTAGAAATAATATTGGTGATACGCAACTTACTAAATTAACAACAAATGAAGTTTTATCTGAAATGATAAATCCAAATAATACGAATAATATTGAAATATTTGGTGGTATGTATACACTTACATTACCTAGTACCCTATTTGGTCAAAAAGGAATTTATACTTTACATATAAAACCACTTGAAATTAGAACTAGAATTTTAGATTGTGGTGTGCTTTCAGCTAAATCAGAAATTAAAGGTTTAATTTTTGATACAGCAACGTTAAATTCTAATTTATCACCTAAATTCCAAAATGGTGGTTTAATAGGTTATAGAATAGAATATTTAAGTCCGAATAATTCATCAGATGGTGTTAAAGTAAGAAATACTTTTAGAATAATAACTTCAAATAATAGAGTTGACGTTGTTAATCAAAATTTAACTAATACTAACCAAAAAGCGTTAAGGTATAATTTTAATGATAATTCAACTCTTGTGTTTTGTACGGTAACACCAAGTTCTGCATCTAATGTAAAACCTAATGTATTACCTTTTATAGGTGAACCAAATCAAGAAGTTGTAATTACAAACACATTATTCAATCCCGTTATGGTTGAAATAGAAATGGTAGAACATGATTTTGAAACTATAGCATATGGTCTTTATGGGCCACAAAGTAAATCACTTGAAGATGGAATATATACCCAATATACATTTGATAGTGAAATTTACAAACAATATAATTTATTTGAAATTAAAGATGAGTTGACAGGTAAACCTCTTTTCGAGGTTAAAGAACCTAGAACTGAAATTGATTTTAGTAAAAATTTTGATGATATTAGCCAAGTATAATGAGTAATAACCGAATAAAAGTAGTAGGATATGCAAAGAAAGAATTCTTTGTAGACGGAATTGAATATAGAAATTTCTCACCAAACCTTGTTGGAAATCAATTCGATGCGAATGAGGGTTCGCCTATTTTTACTTTGGGTAATTTTAATATAACTACAAATCTTGATGATAAAATTAGTAAAAGTTTTAAAACCAATCCTTTTTCTAATTTTATGTGTTTGGAGAATATGAATAATGATGAAATATTTGAATCAGTCATTACTAAATATTCTAAAAAAGCAAAACTTAACTTAGATTACGATGATATACTTACTTATGCATTTTTTGGTTCCTTTAAGGAATATATTAGAGTTTCATTAGAAAATATAATAATCAAGTGGCCAGCATCAATTTATATATCTAAAATAGACCCTAATGATGCGTCTAATACTGGTACAACAGTAAATAATTATCTATTTAATCCAGTAACAAACACCACAACCTTTGAAATTAATACAAATAGGATAGAAAATCCATTTGAAATGAATTATTTATCAGGTGGCACAACTGATGGTACGTATAATGAAACAAATACACTTAGAAATTTAAATATTAATTTCAATCATTATGAAATTGATAATAATAACGGTATTTTTCAAATAATAGGATTTACGGGTTCAAGTAGTTTATCTGTAGGTACGATTAAAATAAAAACAACAGGTAATCCATTTCCAGATTCAGGTACTACAATTACTAATTATCATATTAAACCAAATAAAATTAAAAGAGAAGGTTTTTTTTTAAATTTAAATGAATTTGAAGATAATTTACTAAATAGACTTACAATACCAATCTATACAGCCAAATTTAAGGTGCATACAGAGACTGAAAATGGAACTACAGTAGAAAGTACCAGAAAAATTACTTGGCCTCTCAGAGATGGTTATAATATAGATTTTAATTCAGTAGATTATTCTAGATATGTAAATAAATTAATAAAAATAGCTGAAAATGGTGATTTAAGTAGGTCAAACTTGATGGTTAGGTTTTTAGTTTCAGATTCTATATCTGAATTTGATAGTGTTTCAGATATAAATGGTGTTTATCAAAATACTAACTCACAAAAAATGACTTCAGCTCTTAAAATTTATGGTAGAGAATTTGATGAAGTTAAGAATTTTTCAGATGGAATTAAATTTGCTAATGTTGTAACATATGACAAGAAAAATAACACACCTGATGCTGTTCTTAAAAATTTAGCTAGAGTACTTGGCTGGCAATTAACAACATCTATATCCCAAATTGATATATTAAGTAACTTCTTAGAATTAAATGAGAATTATTATGATGGTCATTCTAGAGGTCTTAGTGATGCTGAAGCTGAAGTAGAATTATGGAGAAGATTGGTGTTAAATACACCATGGTTATGGAAATCTAAAGGTACTAGAAAAGCAATTGAATTTTTATTTAAATTTATAGGTACACCAAATGGTTTAGTCACATTTAATGAGTATTTATATGTTGCGGATTCACCAGTAGATTCAGATTTAATTATTGAAATGATGGAGTTTTTTAATAACACTTCAGATATCTCAGGTCTTAATTTAGATTCTAATGGTTATCCTTTTGTACAACCTAATAATCCAGAAATGTATTTCCAAAAGGCTGGACTTTGGTATAGACAAAGAGGTGGTCCTAATGCTGATATAGATATATTAGAAGGTAATAACCCACATATTGGTCCTTATGATGGTGGTCAAGAATATATAGACCAATTTGGAACTTGTTTAGTTCCAAATTTCAGTATTAATACAGAAACTGGTATAATCGAAGATAATAGTATTAATCTATTTACAAATTATTCAAATGGTACATTTGATGAATGTTGTGATGGTAATATACTTACAAGAATACAAACAGATATTAATTTTTCAGGTATTTCTCAAATAAATAAAAATGATATTATTAATAATAATCCAGTAATTGAAAGTGGTTGTACATTTAATGATATATGGGGAATGACAATCAGGTTAAATGGTGATGATATATATGAAGATACATCTTGGTTTAGTGGAACAACAAACCCAACAGAAAACGATTATATAAATTCAATATATTCAATAACAGGAACAACTGAATTGAGTGGAGTTACTTTTCAGATAAATCCCAATACATTAACGGTGATAGTACCAGATGATTGTGATAATGAGTTAATTGATAAATATTTACAAATAGAACTATGTGTTGTGACTAATTATAATTGTATTGAAGAAGGGGTAGGTTCAGGTAATTTAATTAGATTCCAAGTTCCAAGTAAACTTATTAATTTTTGTTCACAACCATCAGCTCAGTCATTAAATCAAGTTTTATATCATGATGGGGTTGGAGTTTTACCAACATATGGTGATACGGTCTATACTGATTCACAAGGAACCACACCTTTTATATCACCAACTGGTACAACAGTACCACATTATTATTTAGGTGGTGACACTACTAACCCAGATAATTATTTATTAACTAATGAAAATGGTGTAAGAGTATTGATTACTTGTACTGAAATATGTACATTAACAACAAATAAGACAGTAGGGTCAAATTCTGGTGAAGGGTCATTTATAATTGATGGTTCAATTGAACCAACAACAGTTACAATACGTTATAGTTTAGAAAATGTGGTAAAAGAAAATATTACTGATGTTCTTGGAGTTTTATTTAGTAATGGTGAAACACTTAATTCAAATAATAATTTAGATGAAATTAATCCAGTTATAATAACTCCAGAATCAGGTGTAGATTTCATAAATTCATTTACAACATTTATTAGTGGTAATGTTACACAATATACACTTAAGTTTGAAATTATAAACACAGATAAAAATTGTGTAATTGGTGAATCATCACAAGAAATAGTAATAAATTTATAATATGGTAATAACAGGAACAACAAATACATGTCAAATCACAACAAACACACAATTTGAATTCTCTGGTTTATCTCAAACTAATTTATCAACTATTACGATAACTGATAATAATGGTCTTGATGTTACAGAATGTTTCGGTTTGGAAACAAATATTATAAGTGTTAGTGGTGATAATGTAACGCTTACGGGTGAATGTGATACATCATTAGAAATAAAAATAACCAAAGGTATTGTAGAATCAATTAGTTGTGATTATACTGGTTTTACACAAGATAGTAATGGTCTTGTAACCTTTATATTTGAAAATAATAATACTTCAGATAACATACGCCCAGAATGTTGTGAAGCATTAGGATTTACACCTGAAATTGATTCAGATAAGTGTTATTATGTATGTAGGTGGAGAGATGATATCAATGTAAAAGATTGTCAAAATTATACACCAAATGGTAATATAAGTGAAGAAGGTTGGTATATATTTGATTTTGTTACGGGTGGTACAGTAACTTCAGTACCAAGTGCTGAATGTTGTTACAATTATGATTTAATTGAAGAAATTCAAAATGACGAAACAATTAAATGTATTGAGGAACTACCATTTAACCCATGTGGTGATTTAGTAGTGGTAGAGCCTGTTCCAGATGTTGGGTATGTAACATTTGTTAATACCACTACTAATGTAGAAACAGAAATACTACCTTCACCACAATGTTGTACATCTAACGGTTATGATTTTCAATTAATAGGTGAGGGTACACAAGTAAAATGTTATAATTCATTAAGTGCACGACCAAGTGTAACACTAATTATAGAGAATCCATGTTGTGACGTTAACTCAATTTAAATAATATAATTAATAAAATATAAAGAAATGTGTAAAATAAATTTAGAATTAACATCAATTGTACAATTAGGGTTTAATGTCTCATCAGCAAACGGTAGATATAGAGAACTAAATACAGTTCCATGGACGACATTTTCGATTAATCTAAATAATCCACAGACCCCTAATATTAATAATGAAGGTTTATATGAATTACAAGTAAATATTGTTGATAGCTCTGGTAGTGTAAGTCAATGGTCACCAAATACACCCGCAATTATAGAAATTTCAAACAATTGTAGTAATAATTGTAATGATAATTGTTGTAAGTTTGAAATAACTAATAATAAATTTGTACCTTTTGAATTACCTGACTTTTTAGATTGTTCAGGTGGTGGTATTTTTGGTCCTGAAACAACTATACAACCTAATGGAACGATAACAATATGCACTGACCCAAATTTCAGTATATTTGAAAGTGACATAGATGTAGTCAAAATAGGTTCTTGTTTTAATTAAAAATAAATTATAATAGTATTTATATACAATGGAAATCGAAAACTGCACAGATATAAACGGTAATGAATTAAATGAAGTTTTATTTAATGATGATGGTACTGTAGTTGGTATTATTGAAATTGATAATACTCAAACTACTAGTAGACTTAGTTGTGCATGTTGTGAAGCTAATGGTTGGACATTTGAACCAAAAGAAGCTAAATGTTTTTGGTCACCAACTTGTTTAGAAGGCGGTAACTATTCAATAGTTCTAAACCCAGAAGGTGATTCAGGTGTTTTATTTCAAGTTGATTCTAATGAAGAAGGTGCCTGTAGATTAGAATTAAAATTTGATTGGTTATTAAAATTTAATTGTTTGACACTTGAAACATCATTAAGAGAATTATTAGAAGAATTAGAATTAATAGTTCATATTGAAAAAGTAATTTTCGATGAAACATTACCAATACCTAATAATTTAGAATCAGTAACATCTAAGACATTATTCAATGTTGATAATATTATTTCCTTCCTAGACGGTAATCAAAATACTGGAATCTTGTTAGATGGTGGTGATGATATTTGTTCGACAACAAATAATAATTTTATAAATGACCTTAATCCAAATTCTAATGTTATTAATGAATTTACACTTAATTCTGATTGGGTTTCATTTACACTTGAAATAACAGACCAAGATATATTAGAAAGTATATATAATGAAAGACTTAAAATATCTATTGAAGGTAATTTATTAGATAATTATTCAATAATCATAGATGATATAAAATTAAATAGAGTGTGTGGTGAAATGGTAGAATCACCATATATAGATGTTGAATGTCCTAAATTTGAACTTAAAAGGGTTATTGATAATAAAAAATCTTGGGTTGAAAATAGAGAATTTGAATTAAGAAACTTTAATTTAGATAGAAGATATACAAATTATGGTATTAATGATGAAAAATTATCTATTAATACTAAGGAAGTTGATATTGGTATTAATCCATCACAAGCCATAACAAATGATGTGTATGATAATATAATTAATAATCCATGTTTATTAGAACCATTTACTGGTTGTACTTCAGGTGATACAACTCATTCATGTGTTGATTTAAAACCTTTAATAACAGTTCCATTAATTGAAATAGAAAATAATGATGAGTTATTTAATATGTTTATTGATGTTAAAAATAGAAAAACTATAAGAGGTTATCCAACATTGGATTTGTTATTCCATAGATATAAAAATTTATTGGAACATTGTGGAATTAATATTAATAATATTGATGGTGATTTAGATAATTTTATAAATTTAATTGGTACATATTGGTCTGATTTAATTGAACAGTTAGTTCCAGCTACAACAATCTGGGGTTCATATTTAACATCTGGAGATAATCCATTTATATCAAGCTCAAATAAATTCAGATATAGAAAATATTCATTAATCCCGTGTGGTCAAGCACCAAACTATCCTTTACCTAGTCCAACTATAGGTAGTAAGAATTTAGAAGTTAAAATTGAAAATATAAGTCATACTAACTCGGAGACTAGTAGTGATAGAGATAGAGCATATTACTGTAATTTACTAGAAGTAAGACAATTAAATGTAGGTTCTGAATTTATTGGTACTGTAACAGTTGTTGGTGATGGTGAACCACCAACAACAACAGGAACAACAATATCAATTACGGAAACAATTAATGATGAATGTGATATCACACCAGACTGTTAATTTTTCAGTCCTTAGTATTTACAATTTAAAATATATTCATACATTTTAATAAAATAAACAATATGGTTAAAAATATATTTTTTCAATCTTCTTTACCTAGAACTGGTAGTACACTATTACAAAATATAATAAGTCAAAATCCAGAATTTTATGTAACACCAACATCAGGTACCTTAGAATTATTATATGCTGCTAGAAGTCAGTATTCAAATTCATTAGAATTCAAAGCTCAAGATTCAGAAATAATGAAAAAGGGTTGGTTAAATTTTTGTTTTTATGGGTTGTATGGTTTTTATAATGGTATAACAGATAAACCTTATGTTTTAGATAAAAGTAGAGGTTGGGGAGTACATTACGATTGGTTGAATAGTTTTATTGATGAACCAAAAGTAATTTGTATGGTAAGAGACTTAAGAAGTATATTAAGTTCAATGGAAAAAAATTTTAGAAAAACCCCAGAAATGTCTAAAAATATAATAAACTGGGGTAGTGGTGAAGGTGTTAATATAGAAAAAAGAGTAGAATTATGGCTACAAAACATACCAGTTGGGATAGCATTATCTAGACTTAAAGAAATAATTGATAGAGATTTAGATAAAAATATATTATTCATTAAATATGAAGATTTATGTGAGAATCCAGAACAAGAAATTAAAAAGTTGTATGAATATTTAAATCTACCTTACCATAATCATAATTATAATAATATAAAACAAGTAACTCAATAAGATGATAGTGTATATGGCCCTTATGGTGACCATACTATTAGAAATAAAATTAAATCACTACCTGAAGATTATAATAAAATCCTAACACCAAGTATTGCTAATAAGATATATAATTCATATCCTTGGTTTAATAAATATTTTGATTATAAAATTAATTAAATTATAGATATTTATTAATAAAGATAAATAATATGCCGATTTTAATAAAAAAAGTAGATGCTAGTTTAATTTCATATTTAGATGAAGCAGTAAATACTAATTTCTCAGGTGGGGTTATTTTAATTAGGTCTGTTATAGGTCAAATTGGTTTAGAAGATTATTTTATAATATCTAATATTGAAGGTTTTACTCAAAATTTTTCATCAGTTAGTGAAGTGGAATTTTGTGAAACAAATCCTAATACAATTGGACCAACAAATTGTCCAAAGTTAACAGAACTAAATATATCATTTTAAATGAGACATCAAAATAGAATTTATATACAGACATCTAATAGTTGTGTTAGAAATAAAGATATCGTAAATGTAACTACAAGTTCAGATTTTTGTGAATTTAATAAACCATCATTTAATATGGTAGGTGCTGATAAAATTAAAACTGGTACGACAGTAACGGATGATGAAGTTCATATAATACCTAAAACGGGAACTACAATAGATTTAACATTTGATTTTAGTGGTGAGACAAATAATTTCATATCTGGTGATACAATTTTTAAATATAATATATATAAATTTAACCCTAACTCAAATACATTTACATCCCCTGAAGTCTTTTCATCAGGACCAATTGAGTGGTCATCATTCAGCGCAACTTCAAGTTTCACGGATTCCATATTAATAAGTGATTTAAATGTTGATGGTGAATATTTGATTAAAGGTATTTTTGATTTTAAATTATGTACTAATATTCTAGGTAGTTTAGATGAAAGAGAATCTACATTAAAATTAGTAGGTACCGAATTTGGTTTATATGAAGAAAATTTTGATTATTATTTTGCTGCAATAAAATCTGCAATTAAACCAGTTTTTGCATTAACACCAATAGATGAAAGTAAAATATGTACAATTTTAGTTGAATCATTTATCGCTCAAGGTAGTGAAACAGAAATATCAATTTCAAATAATTGGTTAGGTAGCCCAATAGTATCTTTAAATGGGTTAACTTTAATTGAAGGTTCCGATGGTGATGGTGATTTTGAAACACAAAATAATAACACCATTATTTTTGACCCTAAATTATCAGAAGATGATGTAATCACAATTGCATATGCTAATGCTGGTAATCCCAATGGTCTTATATCTGAAAGCACCATTGCACCAACACCTATTGTTTCAGGTATCACTAATAATGAGGGAACAGAAACAATATATTTTAATACAGATACTTCTAAATATGAATTATTTATGCTTTCGGAACCAGTTGAATTTAATGATGTTATTGTAAATTTAAATGGTATGACATTAGCTAATGGTTTAGAATATACACAATCAATTTCAAATCCCAAAAGGATTATTTTAGAAGTTGACATTATACCAGATGATATTTTAACTGTAACTTATAATTCATTTGCAAGTTTTGTTGGTACAATAAATGTTGATAATTTTGATTTAATTTGGACAATATCACCATCACCACCTAATAATAACGGTTTATTTACTACTTATGTTTCTAATGATGAATCATTTTCTGCGGGAACTATAATTTACACAGCTTCAACTAGCTACGTAACTAATCAAAGTACTTATTTGAGTAATATTGATTTAAGTGGTTATACTGGTACAACAGCTTTTTATAAAGTTACTAACCAAAAAAACTATCCAGTTTTAAGTGGTGGTACAATACAAACGTTAACAGATAGTGATGTCATACCAATCGAAATAGAATTATAATAAAAAAATAAATAAAGTAATTAATTTACTTTTTTCATATTTATAAGTAAATACAATATAGTAAAAATATTATGAGTTATATTATTAAAAGTACAACACCTTTCACAAGTGTGAAAATAACTGAAACTGGAAGAGAAAAACTTGCAAAAGGGCAACTTAATTTCAGCTCATGGTCTATTGGTGACTCTGAGATTAATTACGTTAGAGAAAATCTCATTCAAAATGAAACAATAACAGGTAATACTAGTATTGTATTAAGACCCAAAGACCAAGAACCAGACCTCAAATATTTTATAACAAAAGCTGATTTAATAACAACAAGTGGGAGAGGTTCAGAAAAATATCAATTAGGTAATAACGATGTTAAATGTATTAAATTAACGGTAAATAATGAAGCTGATAAAAGAGGTTTTTTTGAAGGTGAATTAAGCACTGGTTTTACAACCAATACTTCATTATCAGATTATACAAGAACGTCAGGTACTATAACATCATCCGAAGTTAATGGTGGTACAACAATAGATATTGGTATATCTGGAGTTACTGAAGGAGATATATTATTACTTAAATTAGGATACTCAACACCTAATGGAGTTAACAATGACCCACAACCACATTTATTTTATAAAGTTCAAGGTATTTCTGGTTCAGTACTTACAGTAGATAGAACCCTACCAAGCATAGGTTCAGGTGATATTTCATTTATTGTTTATAATGGTGGTGATATATATGATAATGAACCAGATGCGGTTGCATATTGGGATACAGGTACATTATCATTTGATAGTTCATGTGATATAACAGTTAAAGATGTTCCTATATGGAATATGAATATACCATTTTCTGAAGATATATTAGGTGTGGAAGACCCAGCTTATGAAACACATATCAATTATGGTTCGTATAATTTTTTAGGTCAGAAAAATAATTTTCTTTATTCTACTAATGATAATTTAAATTTGAAATCAAGTGCGATAATTCATTATTCAAACAAAACAATTTCTAATTTATATGGTGAATTTTTCTATATTGATAATGATAGTAAAACAGTTAAAATACACCTACCTGATTTAATGTATCATAGAAGAGAATTTAGTGGTGCCACATCAGCAAATCAAATGGGGATGTCATTTATCGCAAGTGGAAGGTCTATAAATACAGGTGTTACAAGATTAGCATCTGGAACGTCTATATTAGGATTTGGAACGTCTATAAATACAGGTGTTAATGGTTTAAGTTATATACCATTAATAGAAGACCCTAGTTTGATTAATGGAACACCAAAAATCATAGGAAGAGTTTTCCAACAACTAAAAATTATAGTGATTGATGATACTGAGATAATATCTGCAATTTCATATAAATCTAATAGAAATTGGACCTTACCTAAACTTACTTTAAGAAATGTAAACCCTTCAGGTGGGCCAACAACAGGAATTTTAGAAGCTGGTGAAACTATTTATGTAACTTATAGTTTAAATAATACATCAGGTACTGGTATTACAGAATCACTACCAAATCAAAATTATGCTTCATATACTAATACAAATTCATCATCTAGAGATATTGAATTTAATATAGAAAATACAGATTCATTTGCATACATGCAAGATGATGCATCAAGTGGTGGATTTTATGCTGATGAATATAAAATATTATATCAAATCACTAATGGTGAAAGACCTAGTAGTGATAGTTGGTTAGAATTAGATTTTACATCTTCGGTTGAGACAGGTGGCTTTGTGATACCAACAACCTTACAAACTCAAAATCCTAATTCAGTAATACCTAATTTTATATTAAATGAAACAAATACAGCCAGTGCCACAACTTTTTCATTAATTAATCATTTAAATATGCCAGCAACATCATCTCCAGAAACATTAAATTTCGGTGATGAAAGATTTTTTTATGGTAATGTAGAAGCTTTTATTGGAGCCACAATATTTAAAACAATATTTAAAATTACGATTAATTCTAGTGATTTCACATTTACATCAAATGTTACTAGAAGTTCTAATCCATCCACCAATCCACCTAATATTAAAGTTAGTGAAGTAGGTATTTATGATAGTAATGGGGATTTAATAATAACAGGTAAATTGAGTCATCCAGTTGAACTAACACCTGGCAAAACAGTCATACTAGAATTAGGTATTGATTTTTAAAATATTTAAAATATGGGATTTTTAACAAGTGCAAGTACAATAACAATAACAGCTAAATTAACACCATTTGGTAGACAACAATTGTTAGCTGATAATAGTAGTATAATAACTAATTTTACGTTAGGTGACTCTGATGCTAATTATACAGGTAATTTACCACTTAATAATGGTGAAGTACCAAGTATGGCTGGTGAAATTGGTACTAACGAATTATTCAGTAATGGGGTGTATTCAGGTATAAAAGTTAAATCAGCAATAAATGTAAATAATTTGGGTGAAACAAAAAAGGCAGTAGCAGCTGGGTCAACACAAGTATTTATCACACCAATAAAATTTGGATTTACAGCACAGACAGGTAATACGTTGACACAATTAATTACTGATAGAACAAATGGTGATAATGATTCGTATTCTAATTTATTTAAAACTTTTGGACTTCCAATTACAAATAATGAAAAATTACTGTACTCATCAATACCAAATAACTTAGGAGGTTATTTAGATACCGCTATTAGAGGTCTTAATCAGAATAAAATATTAGTGATTGCTATAGATAAATGTTCTTATGGTGAAACATTAGATGGTAGAACAATACACATTGAATTAGAAACAACAGGAGCAACAACCTATAATTTATATTCAACTTTCCAAAAAAGTTTAACACCTTTAACTACAGTAAATAGTCAAATTAAAGAAACACAATCATTAGGAAATGCAATTGGTGATAATATTGTATTTTTATTTTCAGATGAAATAGCTAGACCTAACGGTAATCCAAATTTATCATGGTCTACAGGATTTAATACAACAAATCCATTTAGTCAAAATAATAAACAATTATTTAATTCAATATCAAATAATGTGGGTCAAAGAGTTGATAATGCTGTTGGAATAGCTTATTTAGATAAAGGGTTTATTGTTATTACAAATCCTAATATTGTTAATAATTACGACCCTGTAGCTGCAAGTGCAACGACAACAGTTAGTTATAATCATATTTCTAATGAAGTTGCACAAAATGTAAATTGTATTGTAGAAAGAGATGAATTCATGAGTAGTAATAATTCAACATGGAATACTGGAGAAACAATTAGAGTTAGTGAAATTGCATTATATGATAATTTTAATAATATAATTGCATTTGCCAAACCTAATGAGCATATTTTAATAGGTGCTAGTCAATATGTTGTTTTAGGTGTTAGAATTTTAGTTTAAATGTTTACTTTATATAATATTTCATTATTTTATATAAAATAAATAATATTAATGGAAAATGAAGAGTTTATATTAGGGTTAGATGTCTCAACAAAGACAATTGGTATATCATTATATAAAGATAAGGGTGATAGAGGTGAATTAATTTTATTAACACATGTTACACCTAAAATTAAACCAGTACCTAAGACAAAAACAGAAGAATTATTTCTAAAATGTGGTGCCTTTGAAGAATTTTTAGATAAATATGCTCATTTAAATATTGTAAGAGTTATAATAGAAGAACCACTGTTAAGGTCTAATAATGTAGTTACAGTAGGTACATTATTAAAATTTAATGGTATGATTTCTAAATCTATTTATGATAGATTAAATATTATCCCAGATTTTATATCATCTTATGATGCTAGAGCATATGGATTTCCAGAATTAATGGCGATTAGAACCCATAATAAAAACGGTAAAAAATACCCAGAAAAGGTAATACAAAAAAAGATTGACGAAAATAAACTTACTTTATTTGGTGCCTATGATTGGAAAATTGATAAAAAAAGAGTTATTTGGGAAAAAACCTCAGATTTATACCCTCAGATTAAATGGGTTTATACCAGAAATCATACACTAGCTAAAATAAATTTTGATATGACTGACGCTGTTTGTGCTGTATTAGGTTTTATGAATAAAGAAGAAATATGGTTACCAGAAAATAGAGTAACTGAAAATAAAAATGTATTACATAATTAATAATTAAGTGAACTACCCACACACTAAAAAGATGTGTGGGCTTCCTGTACAACGCATAGCCTAATGGCTTACGTTAGC